CACCGATAACTGCATTAGTTTTGAAGTCTACTATAGCACCATGTAAGGGGCTTGCGTAGTACATCTGATTAAGCATGCTAGGGTAGAGATTATCAGCCCCAAAATTAATCCACATGTTAGCACTGTATCTACTATCTACATAAGGTAGTGTAAGATTGCCAGGGCCAACAGGCATAAATGGGGTGCTAAAGGATTGATATCCTTCTACTACCTCAGGAGCTGTGCTCTCTTTCTTAAAAAAATTGTTATACCATGCCATAGTTAATCGTATATTGAGGTGCCTACTGGCCCACTTACCACCATTCTACCCTCTTCTATCACTACTCCTGTGGATTGTGCAATAGTTAAAGGTAGTACATAGGGTACTGAGCTCTGATAAATCTGATATATAAACTGCCCTTGTAACAAAGTGATATCTACAGGCTCATCTAATACAAACAAGTTGTACCTTTCAGGCCATAAGCTAGTATCTGCAGTAGTAAATAGCTGAGTGCTACTAGTAGTATTCATTTCATTAGTAAAAGCGAATAGATAGTGAGGGGTGGGTACAGTAGTGACCTCTGTTAAGGTTAGCACTACCTGGTTAATCACTCCCTGTTCAATGTATATCATACCTATATTAGATGATGTAAAGCAAATGTTTAGAAATAAAAAAAGCCCCACAATATGTAGGGCTAATTTTCTTAGGAGTTTACCTTAAACTAAACCTAAAGCTGTGTAAGCAGCAGATCCACCTGTAAGGATAACCTCTAGTGCTAACTGCTCATTTTCAGCTACCATAGTTACAGTGTATTTAGATCCATCAGCTCTAGCTGTACCTGATCCTTCACCTGTAGCAGTAAGCTGCATATATGGCATATACCAATATTTTCCGTTTGCATCTAAAACTACAGCTGCAAGGTATTGTTGACCTGATGCAAGTATCTTAAGAGCATTAGACTTAGCAGCTTCACGTCTGTGAAATACTAAATTGATAGTCTGAGTTACAAAAGTAGAGCCATTGATTAGATCAGCAGCCTGCTCTTCTGTATAGTTTGATGTGTTTCTGCGAATGAAGTAACCTTCAAATACAGGTGTAACAGGTGATAAAGTAATAGCTGTAACCTCATAAGCAGGATAAGTAGTATTACTAGTAACAGTAGCTATCTGCTCCTGTGGGATAAACCACACTTGATAGATACCTCCACTGTTATTATCGCAACTTTTTTGAATGCCCTCGAGGGCTGTACATAGTGGCATGTGTTTAAGTTTTATATAAAGGGGGTTGCCCCCCTCTATGAATTAATAATTAAGATCCGAAAACGATATCAGTTGGATTAACATAGTTAAATCCTACTTTCATATTTGCACGAGTTCTCAAGTAAGGCTCAGCAACTGTATCAGATAAGTTCACTGCTCTCAAGTCAGATGGATCAGACTCAGCATCAAACAAATAGATAAGATTATCTTTCAATGTGATAACCAAATGGTCGTTACTCATACCTGGGCAAAGAACTATTTTAATACCTAAGTAAGTAAGAGCTAGATCTTGAGTGATATATGCGTTAGTGTTACCTGAAGCTACACCTAAACGGTAGATATTAACCAATTGAGTTGGTAAGTAGATGCGTAAATCTGCAGTACGTGATGCAATGTTCGCAGGTACTAAAGCAAATGCAGCCTCTAAGTCAGTTAATAACTGAGCAAAAGTAGGAGCTGGTGTCATAGCGTAAGGAATAACAGCTATATCTCCTGCAAGTTGTACTTCATAACCATCACACAAAGATAGTGGGTTAGCAGGAAGTAAAGAGCTATCACCTTGCCATCTCAAAGTCTCAATAGATCCATTGATAGAGTTAGCCATCTCACTCCAGTAGAAGTTCATAAAGTTAGCTACAGTGAAATCACCGTTTGAACCTTGAGCCATTTGTAAAGATACAAAAGACTGCTCTAATTCAAACTGACAAATCTGAGCCATTGCAGATAGAGCACATACACTCATAATCTTTGCAGATAAAGTATCTGTAGGTGCAGTAAAAGCACAGTTAGAAGCCTGTAGGATGTTACCAAAAGTAACAGCTCCTAGAGCTACTTCAAATTTCACTGATGGTAAAGTACGAAAGTTATCTACGATATCAGATGATCCTAAATAAGCCTGTGCATAGAATGCCTCAGCATTAGGTGTTAATTGAGCATTAGCTCCATTGTTTAAGTCAAATCTTAGTTTTCTCATTTTGTTGTTATTTGTTATTGTTAAATTTAATAAAGTTACTTAGTCTTTGTTGTACGCTTAAAGCTACAACCTCTTCTACCACATCCTCTTCACTATCTACAGATAGAGCCTCTTCTAATTGGGCTTTAAGATCTGCTATCATAGCTACTATGTTATTAACTTCTGCATCTAATGCAGGCTTAACTATTGCTAGTATTGCCTCAGCATCTAATACAGGATCTACAGCCATAGTCTCTTCCTCTACTACTTCCTCCTCTTCTACTACTGTATCTTCTAGGGCTACCTCTTCTGAGGCCTCCACTACTTCAGCATCTCTTATCTCAGTAATCTCTCCATCTTTTACGATATAGATTTTACCTTCGATAGTGTGCTCTCCATCAGGTAATTTGTTCATATTTATTTTGGTTTTTAATTGTGTTTCTGCTTTTAATTTCATACCTAAGTATCCCTCTATTGAGAAACCTACCTGATCATTATCTACCAAATGGTTATAGTACTCAACATCAGTTACCTGTGCTGTTACCATAAGTGTACCTGTAGGTACCTCTATACCAAAACTAGAATAAGCTTTATCTTTAGTAGGGTTATCTACTATCCACGCTTCAAGTACATAGGCAGGTACAGTCTCAGTAGTGTCATGCTCTAAATTGAACAAGTCCTTATTAGACATATCCTTCATGAACTTAGAATGAATTTTCTCTATCTCTTCTTTGCTGAATGATACATAGTACTCTTTGCCATCCTCATCATCTTTACGATAGATCTCCATAGGTATAAGAGCAGGTGCTACAATACGATACTTAACATTATCTTTGAATATCATTTTCTTAGCTTGACTATTGAATGCCATCCCCATTACTTTGATAGCAGGAGTGGATGTAAAAGCTATTTGTTCTATCCCTAAGTCCTCCCCATTTTCAGAGTATTCAGGATCAATAGTAATTTTGTAAATTGGTAAATTATCTTTAGCCATACCTATATTATATTATTTGTATATTTGTAAAAAAATTAAAACTATGATAACTATTTTAGGAAGGGATATCCCTAACACATTAGACGAACTGACCATTGATCAGTTTGAAATAATAACAGAGCTAAGTGCTAATAGCACGATAGATCCTGTAGACAAATACCTGCAAATCTTTGGAAGCCTAGGATTAGAGGAAAGCTTATTCTATGATGTAGATATAGCTGATTTTATTGAGTTTACTCAAAAGTTTAATGATCTACCTACCATTGATTATCCTACCATTTCTAATATAGAGTTAGCAGGTTACAGCTATACTGCAGAGATGAAGCTCACAGTAAGAGATACTAAGCTTGTTGAGAAGATAGCCATTGCTAAGCCTAAGGGATATATCTCTGAGATACTTGCTATCATGTTTAAGAGGGATGACCTTACAAATGCTGAGCACTATGCAGATGCTCACTTAAAACTTAAAGCAAAATTAATTAAAGAACTTAAGGCTAACATAGCTATCCCTTACTTATTGTTTATAGCTAAAAAAATATCTAAACAAGTAGAGAAAGTAGAAGATGTTGCCGAAGTCGTGGAGTGATGTAACACTTGAGCAGTTTATTGAGATTAGTGCTATTGAGAAATCATTAGGCTCCTCCCATTACAATGCTGAAACAATATCCATTGTTACAGATATATCTATAGATGAGGTAGATGAGATGGATATAGATGAGCTAACTAAATTGGTAGCTAAGTATAAGTGGGTAAACTCACAGCCATCTAAACAATATAAGCATGAGCTCCTAGGCATGAAGATAAAGCCATTGTCTAAGCTGTGCCTATTTGAGTATATTGATATAGACTATTATTTCAATGATAACTACCTAACTAACCTAGATAAGATATGTGCTATCCTATACAGGCAGTCTAAGGTAAACGAATGGGGTGAGGTAGTGCTAGAGCCTTATGAGTATGATCTCAATACTAGAGCTGAGAAATTTTTAGATCTACCAATCACTGAGGTGTATGGTGTTATCAATGAGTTCCTAAAATTTAGGGAGAACTTTCTAAAGGTTTATGCTAATT